TGATCGAACGCTTGTTGAGGGGGGTCGGTGCCAATGACGCCGCGATCGACGCCGCGTTTATCCAACTCGAATATGCATTGGGCACCTACGTGAACCGCCCCGACGCTGCGATGGAACGCGAGCATATCGCGCACGGGCTTGATCTGATCGAAAGCGTTGGCGTGTGGCTACGCGCCGAGCGGCGGCATCCCTCGATCGTTGACGATGATGGCGCTACACGGCGCGCGCTCGAAGCTTTGGGCGAAGTGCGGACGCAGATGCAAAGCGCACTCGCCGAGCGCAGCGCAACGGTAAGCGCCGGGAAGGGCCGCGCCGATGCTCACCTCCGACGCCTGTACGCGAACGTCGTGCGGATATGGCTCGAAACTGGCGGCAGTCTCGGCGTTTCGGATACGACCGGGACCGGCGGCAGGTTTGCGGAGTTCATGACGGTGATCATGACCTCGGTCGGCAGGAAACCGCTGACGGTTTCCGGCCTGCGCAAGCTCGTCCAACGCTTGCGGTAGTCGCGACCTTTCAAGCCTCCAAAAAAATGTGTTGTAGGGGCCTCTCTGCCCGGCGGCGAACTCATGGATATTGCGGCTCATGGACATAGCCGCACCATTGACCCAAGCCGCCATGAGCGACACCGCCACCCGCAACAAAGTGCTGTTGCAGCTTCGGGAGCACCGCAAGCTGATGCGGCGCATCCTGGCCCGGCTCGATGAGCAGCAAGACGCCGATGCGTCGTTCACCGTCGAGCAGTTCTGCCGCAAGGAAGGGCTCAGCCGTGACACCTTCTATGAGTTGTTGAAGCAGGGTCGCGGCCCGGTCGTGATGCGCGTCGGCGATCCGATCCGGGGCGCGATCCGCATCACCGCGCAAGCTCGCTGGGACTGGCAGCGCGCCCGCGAAGCGGAAGCCATCGCCGCTCAGACTGCCGCGAAATAGGAACGCCCCGACCGCGAGATCGGGGCGCTTTTGTCTGTAATCACTCGCCTACCCGGCCGTCACGCCGAGCAAACCGAAGGACAAGTGCACCGATGCTCTACATCGTTCCCGAAAATCCGACAAGCCCTATTCTCTCGATCGCTGCTCTCTGCGCCCGCGCTGGTCAGTGCGGCTACCGCATCGAGCACGACCGGCATGGCGACTGGTCGCCCGTTGACGCCCGGCTCGACCAGCCGCTGACCGGGCTCGACCGCGTCGCCTTGGTCGAGATCGTCCGCGCGATGGAGACGGTGGGAGCTACGTCATGACGCTGCCCCACCGCACGGAAGACTACCTCGTGTGCGAAATGGCGGCGCACCGGGCCGAGCGACATCAGATGACCGGATCATCTGATGAACTTGCCGACGAAATGATCACGCGCGGCAATGAGGCTGCCGAACGCCTGCTCACCGGTAACGCGTGGGAAGATTGGGTCACCGTTGGGCGGGCGGTTGCCGTGGGCCGCGCCGATGCGATGCGGCGCGCCCACACCAATGAGCCGAGCGGGCAGGGATACAACGTCGCTATGGGCGACTGGCTCAAGCATCACTCAATGCTGGAACAGGTTGTTGCCGATCGCGGAAACCGTGCCCGCTTGCTCGAGCTGATCGATCAGCTCGACAAAGTCGAGGCATGGCGTAAGCAACTGCCCACAAAAAAGCGGCTGACGCTCAACTATCCGAAGACGGTCTACGCACATTGGAAAAAGGCAACATCCGGTTCCAATTCTAACAAACAAAAACCGCCCTCGCCGGTCGCGAAGCTCAAAGAAGCCGTTGCCATGCTGAGCGAGGAGAACCGCCGCCTCAAGGACGCCAACGGAGGCAATTTGTTTACCTCGCAAGATCGCCCGGTCGACGTGGTGCGCGTCCTGACCAGCACGTTCTCGGCCCGCAAACTCACAGAAATTCGTCGGTTGCTTGGCGAGAAGATCAAATAGTAACGACTCCCAGCGCCGCCAGTGAGGCGCAAGAACTAAAGCACGATCAACAGCAAAGATGGAGGTCAAATACATGAGCACCAGAACCAAGAAGCACACTGTTAAACCCGCCGAATACATCGCGAACCAGCACGAGTTGAACGTGAACACGGCCAACTCGCACGCCCCCGGCGTGCCGATCCGCGAGATTGGCCGGACGGCATTCGACAACGAGACGGTGCAATGAGCGCGCCCGATAGCTTTTAATCGAGAGGAGATCACGATGACAAATGAAGCCAAGTCGGATCCACACATCAAACTTGTCGGGACTGAGCACACCATCACCCCCGGCAATCCATTCGCCAATCTGGCTAAGCTACGCCAATCACAAGACTATGAGGAATTCCTCGGTGGTGAGGCAGTGACAAGATTAAACGTACGTACCTTGAAGGAAGACATGCATTTACGCGTTAACCCGGATCCCAACTACAGCCTGCTCGGTCAGTACGTCATCCCCGCTCAAGCCGGGCGGGGCACCTACTTCGTGTTCCCGCAATTTCGCGATGCCCTGGGGGCATTGCCGCGTCGTTGCAATCTGCATATCGCGGTTGATGGCCACGGCGAATATTTTCTGTTGCTTATAAAGCAGGCCAACCCCGGGTCGGGTCAGGAAGATAACGCCTGGTACACCACGGCGCGCACGGTTGAGGCTGCTGCGGCGCGCACGGTTGCAGCTGACGCTGCTGCTACGGAGGGGTGGATCAAGGTTACAAAGCCTGTTGGCGGTGGCTGGGGCCACATCAAGGTCGAGCACGAAATGTTCAAACCTGATTGGCCAACGAAGCCGATGGAGGAGCTGCTTTACAACGCGTTCCCCGACATGGTTGTCAACTCACTCAGTCACGACCTCATTTTGCAATTTAAGCGACGGGGCGCGTGAGTGGTACCGGCGTGCTTCGAGGAAGTCGTTCTCGTCGACTTTGAATTCAACAACGGTGAGCGCAACCCACGGGGTGAAGGCAATAGACCTTATGTCGTTTGCCTCTGCGCTCACGAGCTTCGCAGCGGTCGTAAGTTTCGCCTGTGGCGCGACCAACTCTTGGACTTGAAAGCGCCACCGTATCGCATCGATTCTAAAACTCTGTTCGTCGCCTACTACGCCAGCGCCGAGTTATGTTGCCATCTCAGTCTCGGTTGGGAGCTACCTGTTAATATCCTCGATTTGTTCATTGAATTTCGCCGCCTTACCAACCATTCCGGCGATCCACAACCGCCGGCCGGCCTACTTGATGCGCTCGATTACTTCCATCTCGATGGGATCGAGGTGCAAGCGAAAGAGCGCTGGCGAGACGTCGTTCTGCGTGGCGGACCCTGGAACGCAGAGGAGCGGGGTGGAATCCTTGATTATTGCTGGTCCGACATTGATGCGCTGCTGAGGCTGCTTGAAGTGATACCGATCCGGAACTTCGGATGTAGCCTAGTTCATGGCAGCTATATGCGTGCGGATGCGTGGATGCGCCATCGTGGTCCACCCCTCGACCCCATTTGTAATGACCTGGCGGCGCACTGGGGCGAGCTACGCCGGGAACTAATCGACGATTTAAATCTGCGTTTCCCATTTTTTGATGGTGAGAGCTTGCGTCTCAAGTTGCTCGAACGATGGTTGATTGCTCGCGACATCCGGTTTTGGCCACTCACCCTGACGGGTATGCTCAAAACTGATGAAGAAACGTTGCGCGCCATGGCACAGCGTTGCCCGGAAGTTGCCGAGTTTGCTCACACCACAATTACCTTGAAAAAGCTTAAGACGCTCGACCTGAGCGTTGGCGACGACGGGCACAATCGCTGCATGCTGTCGGCATTCCGCACCAAAACATCGCGCAGTGCGCCATCCAACAGCGCCTTTATTTTCGGTCTCAACGCCGCATTCCGATCCTTGATCAAGCCAGAACCGGACCAGGCAATCGCTTATTTAGATTTCTCTGGGCAGGAGTTCGCCGAAGCCGCTTACTTCTCCAAAGATGCCAACATGATTGCCGCTTACGAGTCCGGCGATCCCTATGCGTATTGGGCGCGTAAAAACAACGCTATCCCAGCCGACGGTGACAAAAACAGCCATCGTGCCATTCGCGACATGTATAAACTCGCATCGTTAGGAATCCTGTACAGCATGGGCGCGGCAACATTGGGCAGCTATGTCGGCGTCTCAACAACACGAGCTCGCAATATGCTGCGCTCACACCACGAAATGTTCTCAATTTTCTGGCGTTATAACGCTGCAGTGGTGGATGCCGGTATTGTCACCCGCGAACTGAGGACGGTGTTTGACTGGCGTATGCGGGTGCTGCCGACCGCACGCGCCGGCACATTGGCCAACTTTCCAATGCAAGCCAACGGCGCGGAGATGCTGCGCCTGGCCTGTTGTTATGCTGTGGATCGCTGCGTCCCGCTGTTAGCGCCGATTCACGATGCGGTGTTGGTTGGTGGCCCGATAAGTGACATCGATGACATCATTGCCACGATGAGGGATTGTATGACGGAAGCTTCCCGCGCCGTCCTGGGCGGACCGGCGGTGCGGGTCGACGCAAAGAAGGTAATATTCCCTGATCGGTATGTTGACGGTCGCGATGGTAGTGTTGAGCTTTGGGACACGACCATGCGCCTGCTCACAAAGCTCAAACGGGGGGCCGCGTGAGCAGGGACAATCCCTTTAAAGACCTGGAAAGCCTGCGCCACGGGGCGGCGGTCGTCGAATTCCCGCAAGACAAAGCTAAGAAATCAGCCAAACCCACCACTAAGGGCCGAAAGTTTGCCTACGTCCCACTCGAGGGAAATTGGGGTTACCGGATTATGCGACTGGCGGGAGTGGGCGGAGGGATTGTCCTGCACGCGCTGTATGTCCAACGCACCACGGGGAAGGGTGACGTCCCCATCACCGCACAAACGCTGAATCGCTGCGGTATTAGCAAGAGCACCCGCACCCGCACGCTGCAGCGACTCGTGAAGGCCGGTATGGCGACTGTGCACTATCGTGGTCCTCGGCGGGGCTGCCCTTTGCTCACCTTGCGTGTGCCTCCGGGTTGAACCTCAAAAGGCTCAAGCTGACGCTCCTACATGGCTCAAACTGACGCTTTGCATGGCTCAAAGTGACGATCCGCGGGCCCTTCTTTCTTATTCTTCGTTCTTATTCTTTGGTCTCCTATCTTAATGGGACGGATATGCGGTGATTATCGGATGAGACATACGCTGGACTGGTCGAGGCAATCATCGACTGACCAGCGCCAGTGCAAGGCCCGGAACATGCACACCTATCGCAAGCAAGCCGGGGGCCGGTATCTTGCTGGCGCTCGCGCATCGCGGCCAAGATGGCACGCTATCGCTAGCGGCTCGCAGCCTGCCAGCGCTCCGCCGTGGTCGAATACCATGGCGCAATCAGTACCCTCCCGATCGAGGCGAACGCGCTGAGGCGGCAGGATCCTCAAGGCATAAGCAAGCTCTTGCAGGCGTCGGCCAGCGCGAAGGGACTGGTCTAAATGGCCCACCGGCGCACCCCGCATCCGCCGTCCGAATGGCGCTCATGGTACCAGCTTCAAAGCTGGCGAAAGCGGCGTGCCTATCAGTTGAAGATCGAACCGCTCTGTCGGCGCTGTCGTGAGCTCGGACGCACGACGCCGGCAACGGTGGCCGACCACATCACGCCTCATAAAGGCGACTGGAATGCCTTCGTGCTGGGCGAACTGCAAAGCCTCTGCGCCGAATGCCACCAGCGGAAGCTTGCCGATCAAATCCGTGGATATCGCTCAGATGTCGGGCTCGATGGTTATCCGCTCGATCCTGCCCACCCTGCGTACGAGCCGCGATCCCACGCGCCGAAGGGAAAGGGATCACCGTTAGCCCTCCCTTGGTTCCCCAGGGGCCAGGGGGGAGGGTCAAAAAAGCAATCCCTGAAAATCGGCGGCGGGGCCCCGGCCAAAAAATGCTAAACTGTACAATCGATTTGGGTCGCCAATTTGCTAAGCAAATCGGCGCGGTTTTTGTGGCCTGACCGGTATTCTTTAGTCCACCGGAGTTTTCCGGGATGCCGCGTGGAAGAAGATCGAGAAATTCTTTGAGCGTGGTGCCGGTCATTCCGGGACAGGGGCGACCGGAACCTCCGCGGGCTTTGGACGAGGCCGAGAAGCTGGTCTGGCGGAGCATTGTCGGCGCTATGCCATCGAATTGGTTCGGCTTGGAATGCCAGCCGGTTCTGCGTCGGTTATGCGCGCAGGTCGTAATTTCAGAGGAGCTTGAGGAGGAATTGCGCAAGGTGAGAGCTGACGGCTCGGCGGATAGCGAACGTGCTGCAAGGCTCGCCGAAGCCCATCGCGATGCGGCACGCGCGGTGAATCAGCTGTCTCAGTCGCTACGTCTGACGCCGAAGTCGCGTTGGAGTGCCAGAACATCCGAGACCGAAGTCGGGCGGGCCGCAAGGGAGCGGCCGTGGGAAATCAGGGCCCGTGCCTAACCGCAAGACGAGCTCGAAGACAGACGAAAGGATCCGTGCCGCCGATGTAGTGGCCTTCGTTGAGCAGGTCTGCTTCATTCCAGAAGGCAAGCACGTCGGTCAGAAGCTTAGGCTCTACGATTGGCAAAAGCGGGAAATCGAGCGGATTTACGACAACCCGGCCGGCACACGTCGGGCAATCCTCAGTTTTGGACGCAAGAACGGAAAGACGACGTTTGCAGCCTGTCTGCTGCTTGCTCATCTGTGCGGTCCGCCCGCCCGGAGCAGGCCAAACTCACAATTGTTCTCCGCGGCGCAATCTCGCGATCAGGCGGCCATCATTTTTTCGCTGGCTGCCAAAATGGTCCGCATGAACTCCGTGCTATCGCGGGTTGTAACAATCCGTGAAACCGCGAAGGAATTGATCTGCTCTGAACTGGGCACGCGCTACCGGGCGCTTTCAGCCGACGCAACAACGGCGTTCGGACTGTCGCCCGCCATGGTGATTCACGACGAGCTGGGTCAGGTACGAGGTCCGCGCTCGCCGCTGTACGAAGCGCTCGAGACGGCGACCGGCGCACAAGCTGAGCCGCTATCGATCGTCATCTCCACCCAAGCGCCGACTGATGCCGACCTGATGTCAGTCCTGATTGATGATGCGCTTGCCGGTCATGACCCGCATACGGTCGTATCGCTTTACACTGCGCCGCCCGAGCTAGATCCGTTTGACGAAAACACGATTCGACTGGCCAACCCGGCGTTTGGCACGTTTCTGTCCGCAAAAGAAGTGTTAGCGATGGCCAAGGACGCGCAGCGCATGCGCGCGCGCGAGGCCGAATTCCGCAATCTCATTCTCAATCAGCGGGTAGAGGTGAGTAACCCGTTTATTGCCCCGGCCGTGTGGAAGGCCTGTGGTGGGCCCGTTGGCCCGCTGGAGGGCATTCCACTTTATGGCGGGCTGGACCTCTCTGAGGCGGCCGATCTCACGGCGCTGGTTCTGATCGGGAAGCGCGATGGCAAATGGCGCGTAGAGCCGACATTTTGGCTGCCATCCGAAGGACTGAGCGAAAAGTCGGTGGCGGATCGGGTGCCCTATGACATGTGGGCGAGGCAGGGCTATCTGCAAACGACGCCCGGGCGGTCGATTTCCTATGAATTCGTCGCCGCTTATCTACGCGAGGTCTTCCGGCGCTATGATGTTCGCAAGCTCGGTTTCGATCGCTGGAACTTCAAGCACCTACTGCCGTGGCTGCTCAAGGCCGGCATGAGCGAGCAATTCGTCAAGGATCACTTCGTCGAATTCGGCCAGGGCATGCAGAGCATGTCGCCGGCGCTGCGAGACCTTGAGCAGGTCCTGCTAGAGGGCGAGCTTGCGCATGGCAATCATCCTATTCTGACAATGTGCGTTACAAATACGGTCATTACGATCGACGACGCCGGCAATCGCAAACCAAGCAAACGCAAATCAACCGGACGCATCGACGGGATGATCGCGCTCGCAATGGCGGTCGGAGTGGCGCCACTGCCCACAAAGCAGATCGATATTTCAACGCTGATAGTTTGAGGAGATGACGGTGCGAGCCTCTAGCACCTGGCCAACAGCGCCGCTTCGAGCATTTCTGCCCCGGCACAATTGCCGGATTGAAGCTCCGCGAAAACGTTGCGATCGGCCTTCTGGCCGACACCGGCTGAACCTAGTCGGAGCGTCGAGGGGTTCATTGTTCAGTCGCTAAGTGGAAACAGGCGATCTCCGATCCATTGCGAACTTCATGATCGGCTCTTTGACTGCGCGCGCAGCATCTCTTCGACCCCGGCGTTGAAGAATGCCGAGCCGATCAGGTTTTGACCGCCATCCACCACCACGACACAGCCGGAGACGTAAGATGCGAGCGGTGAAGCGAGAAAAACGGCGGTCTGGCCGATGTCGTCCACCGTGCCCATGCGCCGCAGCGGAATGGCGTTGATCAGCTCTTGCCGCCGTTC